GACCCTAAGCAGGTGGCTGGCAGTGAGGAAGAGGACGACGGAACCCCGACACTGGAAGGCGTGTTCGGCTCGGACCCGATGGAAATTGAGAACTGGGGCGAAGAGCGTAGAAAGTTACTGGAGGCAGGAAAATGACCGAGGGTGAAAGAATCAAGGCAGGATGGCATGAGATTTTCACGACTATCTTCGACATGGAAGATCGGGAGAAAATATCCTCAAGAGAAACAGAGCACATTAGCTCTATGGTGAATGCGTTATGGAAGCGGAACATATCCATGGAGAGGAAAAAGAGGAAAGGAGCCATTTTGAAGATCATTCGCGAGTGGCACAGTCCAAGTATCGGATTTCATTACGACAGGAGCCTGATCCGCTGGGCGATCAATCTTCTATGGCTACAAGAGAGTATCGACGCATCAGGAGACGATCTCAGAAAGTTTCTGGAAGCGGGGAAGTGAGCCATTTATAGCAAACGCATCGTCGAGTCGGTAATCCGGGACTTCGCTGACCGGAAGGACAAGAACGGGAATCGAGTCGGCTGGGAGCCGGTTCGCCGCGAACGCTGGGAAGTTGACGAGTTCAATACCTACATCGAGAGCATCACCGACAAGTCCACAAACAAGCTCGGTTCATCATTCGACTGGCGCCCTGGGCGTGAACCCACAACAAAACGGGCGGCATGGATCAAGCGCTGGTGCCAGAGCGAGAAATTCCTTTGCTTCGCTGATGCCGAATATTTCGTTACCCACTACGGGAAAATCAGGGCCGTGGATGAGAGGATCATCCCCTTTGACTTCCGGCTGGGCCAGCGCATCTTCTTTGAGATTCTTGGCGAGTTCGACGACCTCCAGCTTGCCATCCAGATATTCGTGCTCAAGGCCCGTCAGGTGGGCATCTCGACCGAAGTCGCCCTGTTCTTTCTTCATCGCATCCTATTCCGCGCGAATACGCACGCCATCATGGCATCGGCTCAGGTGGAGCAATCGACCAAGCTGAACATGATTATCGACACGGCATGGGAGCGCCTTCCGTTCTGGTTGCCTCCGGCCAAGACTTCGATACGGGCAAAGGAGCCGAAGTGGGAAAACGGTTCTGCACTTTCGATTCAGGCCGGCTCTCAGACGGTCGGTATTGCGCAAGGTTCAACGCCAACCTGCCTGCACTTGTCCGAGTTGGCTGACTACGACAATCCCATCAAGACGATTGAAGAGGGCGTGTTCCCCGCGGCTCACCAGACCTCTTCGCTGTTCTTTGTGATGGAAGGAACCGGCTCGATGGCTTCGCCGTGGCAAAAGTCGAAGTGGGAAGAATATAAGTCTGGACAGACGCAGAGGAAATTCAAGGCGATCTTCATCCCCCCGGCTTGCGCTTCGGACATCTACCCGACGAAGGACTGGATACGCGGCAACCCGGTTCCCGAGGGCTGGAACCCGGCGATTGAAGTTCTGCGTATGAAACGGCGCTGCGAGTTGTTCGTGCGCTCTACGGACTACCTGGCGCGGTCCCTGGGGGCATCCTGGGAGATGCCGATGGATTATATGTGGTACTGGTGGCTTGGATATAAAGAAGCCGTCAAGTCGCATTCGGAGAAGACATTCCTCGCGATGAACGCCGTGACCGATCAAGACGCTTTCCAGTCGAAGCATGACCCGGTGTTCTCTGATGAAGTGATTGAGGTAACGACCAAGGAGCGGCAAAGCTCCTACAGGGCATACGCAATCACCGGCAAGACGATCATTATTGGAAATGAGAACAAGCCTTATGAGCCTCCGACTCACGAGATCGACTATGCGGCCGAGCGCATCCCGCTTCGATGGGAAGCCAATGACGGCAATGTCTACACGTGGGAACTAGTCCCCCTCAAGCCGTTCGATGACGCGACGGACGAGGCTTGCTTTAACAAACTTCTTGTCTTTGAGGAGCCGCAGGACGGCAAGCGGTACTCTGAGGGCATTGACACCGCCCAGGGCCTTGGACTGCCCAACGAGGACCGGGGAACGCTATCTGTGCTCAGGAACGAGTATGGGCGCGACCGGGACAACCAGTGCGCCAGCTTTACCTCGCTCGACGTGAACGCCGCCCAGATGGCGCGTATTGCCGCCGCCGTGGCCGTCTACTTCACGACGGACGGAATGGGCGAGAACACCTGCGCTGACCAGATGGGGATGCGGTTCATTATCGAGCAGATCCGAAAGTCGGGGGATGAGTGCCTGAACCAGTTGAAGCTGATGGGCTTCTATAACCACCACGTCATGCACTTCTACGACGATAAGGGGCCAATCAATCCCGACAAAGGCAAGAAAGAGGGATGGCGCACGGTTGAGTGGAGCCGGGACATCCTGCTCTCGAAGTTCGTCAATTACGTGAACATGGGCTGGGTTAAGCTGAACGACCCCATCGTAATCCGGCAGATGAAGACTTTCATCCGGCGCAAGGTTGGCGAGGAAAAAGCCAAGATGATTCACGAAAAGGGCGAACACGACGACAATCTATTTGCAAATGCAATGGCGCTTTTGACCGGGCACGATGTGGAAATTGAGGCCAGCAGAATCACAAAGCGTTACAATCCGAGTTCAAATTCAGGTACAGTTTCAGAAGAATGGTGTACGGGAGAAATCACAATCGACGAATATTGAGTGATTTGTGGTACGATTTCCCTCATGAGCGTTCAACTTGGACCGACAGAACGAATCAAAGTTTACATTGAATTGGATACTGACCGGATTCTTGGATTCACGCCGGAGTTCGCCAAACCGATGTATCCTGCGGGAATTCGCTATAAAGAATACACGCTCTTGCACGCCGCCGAGATTGAACGCTACGTGAAGCGCTACCGTGAGCAGCAGGAGCGGGACGCCTACGAGGCAACCCTGCTTCGCATCAAACGCGAGGAGAGGTTCCGCAAGGCTCTGGCATCTGCGATTCAGGAGAGGAACCAACACGTCAACCAGTTCAACCGGGACTTGAACAACACCCTGATTCGGCTCATGGATCACCGGTACAACCAAATTGTTACCGCCATGCTGCATCCGCAGGTCTACGGGATGAATGAGGCTTACGAGGCGACGATGACCGCTCACGAGTTTGCGCTGGACAGCCCCTACTTCAAGCATGGTCCAGAACGGATTGCCGAGGGCGAGGCGGTCGAGAGCAAATGAACATCATCGATCACGAGTCCTACATTTCTTGGCAAGTTCCGCCATACGAGGCGGGGCCAGAATACGTTAAGTCGTGGTGTGATGAACTGGTTCAAAATGGAGATAGGTGGGCACGGGACCAAGAGGGAACGCGCAACGTAGAGCGCGACATTCGGCTGCTTCTGGGCTTGGACCAGGACAACAGCATGAAGTCGAATATGCTGATGCCCAACATCCGAACTTTTGTTGAGACGATTTCCGACCTTCGTCAGATTGCCACGCTGGGCACAAACGCCGAGCAGTACAAGCAGTACGTCCAGACCTACAACCGCGAACTGAAGCACATCTACTGGGCCAGCGAGTACGTGTTCAATATCCGCCGGACTCTCCAGTGGACGATGCTCGGCTCCGGCATGGTGTGGCTGCATTACACGCGGCCTTTCTATGGGAACTGCTTTGGGCGTGCGAGGAACATCTTCGATGCTCTCGGCCCCTTCGAGGGCCTTCCCGAGCAGCTTCCCTTCAACAACGACATTCAGGGCTCTTACGCTTTCACGATCATTACCCCAATGCCGATATGGGAAGCTCACGGGCGCTTCCCTGAATTCGCCGAGTACTTGCAGCCCATCAGCCGCTACGACTGGAAGAAGTACGGAGCGAACGGCGGCCGGCGGTTGGACCACTGGGACCGGAACCGCTTCTCGGATTGCTGGCGGTGGGAAAATCGGTATTGCGAAATCCGTCGCACGTTCATCCATGACCTCCGTATCAACGAGACGAAACACGCTATCCAGATGGGTGTTCCCGGCTCTACGTGGGGCTACACGGTGCCCAGCTACGGCGACTTGCTGGTGAGCACTAACCCCCAGAACGGCTTGCCAGAATCGCGCCGCGCGGAGGAGGAGGATTGCCGCGTCTACCCTCAGATGCGCGAGATTATCACCTCTCCTACCTGCCCTGTTCCGATGTACGACAACACGGCCTACGATATGCACGGCGAGATTCCCGTGGTGCAATTCGACGTGAACGATTTCCCGTGGGCTGCCAGGGGATACTCCGCGGTGCGGCAAGTGGCAGGCGTAGAGCGTGCGCGGCGGGCAAGGGCTTCGGAGATTGACGAGACGCTGGCTGTGCGCAAAGACCCTCCCATGGGCTACGACTTCACTTTGGGCGCCAGCCGGACGCAACTGGAAAAACTGGATATGCTGCGGGCCGAGGGCGTGCGGGTCGGAGTGAAGGGCGACCCGAAGAAGGGACTGCAAAGCATTCTGCCGGATTCTATGACGGTGGATACTGAGGATTGGAAGGGCCAGGAGTGGTACGACTCGATGGTAAAGTCGATTCTCGGCCTGAACGATATTGCCAGTCTGCGCGATCTCAAGAGCAACATGTCGGAGCAGTCTTTAGATAAATTCATCACCAATCTCGGTCCGATGGCTAAGGGCATAGCGATGGTGATGTGGCGGGGTTCTTCGCGGCTGGCGCAACTCATCAAATACAACATCGCGCAGTACAAGTCTGTCGATGAACTGATTTCAGATATTGGGCCGGAAGCGATTGATCTTCAAACCTACGACAACGACCCGACCTCGCTCATCCCTTCGCATTTGCCGAACGAATTGAATACTGACGAATCGCGCTACACCAAGGCGCAGAGGGCGCGGTGGTTCCTTGAGCGCATCGGAATTGTTTCGACGCCGATGCAGCTTTTGGACATTACGCAGATGCAGGAAAAAATGCTTTGGATGTTCCTCTACCAGAAAGGTGCGCAGCTTCCGCAGTCGGCCTATATGGAGAAGTTTGGCGTCACCGGCTACGACGCTCTGCATGAGGAATGGAAAGCAGAGCAGCTCAAAGAAGGCGAATGGAAACTTGAAGCCCAAGTTGCTCTTGCGTCAAAGGCAAAAGAGCTTGGCATACAATTACCGGAACAAGGTGGTCCGGGGCAAGGGCAGGGTGGCGGCAGGCCCAACAGCAACAAGAAGCCGCCTCAAGGGGCTGTGAAGGGGTCGCAAAGCGGTGATGTAAGGGCTGTGAACAAGACAAGTTAGTCAAGGAGAGCACATGGCAAACAGGCCGAAGAATTTGATTGCCGACCACATCGAAGTTGACAAGAAGGAAGAGATTACAATCTTCCGGCAGCACATCCACGTAACCGATCAAGACGCGGTGCCGGACGTGGTTGGCGACCTCTCGCGCTACCTTCGCCGAGGGAAGGCGACCGGAGAATTTACCGTGCGCTTCAACCAGGGCGGATGCAGGGCAATTGTGACCGAGCAGGTGACGCGAGAACTGGTGAAAGAAAATAAAGATTTGACAGAATGAGCAACTTGCGCTCTACTTGCTTTTAGAGATTCGCCAGCCCTCCTCCATTGGATTCAGCCAGCGCCTCGAAGGAAACCCCTTCGGGGCGTTTTCTATTTCAGGCAAATTCAACAAAAGGAGAAGCATCATGGCAAAGGGTAAATTCACAGTCAAGGGCGTCAGCGGTCACAAGAAATCCCGCAAGGGTGGACGGAAGCGTAGCCGGAAGCATGGCGGTAAGAAAGCCGCGAAGTAGGCACATGGCGACTTCAATGCCAAACCCGCAAGCCTCTGCTCCCCCGCCGCAAGCGGGGGGCGGAGGCGATGCGTCTCAAGGGCAGCAAAACGCCAATCCCCTCCAAACCATTCTGGGCAGGTTGGCAATCGCCCTGCGCACCATCGGCGCACAGAACACCATCATTCAGCCGGAGATGCAGCAGGCTGCTTCCGCCGTTATTCAGGCGTTGCAGAAATCCTCGCAGGCCGCACCTGGACCCGCACAACCGATGCAAGCACCGCAGCAGTAGGGAGAACAGCAAATGGCATTCACGTTGGACAATCTGGCCGCCGAGCTAGGCATCGACCCGGCCACTCTCCAGGCCAAACCGGAAGTAGCCGCGAAGTGGAATGGCTACCTCACGGAAGCTGACACGAAGTATACGCAGGCCACCGCCTCCGAGCGGAAGGCTGCCGAAGATGTTGAACGGGCGCAGCGCGAACAAGCTGAAATTGATAAACAGATCAGGTCGTTTGGTGTGACTGAAACCCGCCTCG